TACATGATGATCTCCTAGGTTGGACAAGAAAAGAAACTACGCACAAGCCTCTCGCTCTGTGCGTATCTTGGAAAACGATTCAGACTGAATCGGTTTAGGCTGACAGGGCTTTGAGAACCTTGCGTTGCTCTGCGGGTGTGAGCTTCTTGAAATCGGCAATAATCTTAGCGACTTTGTCTGTAGGCTCAGTCCTGCCATTCGACTGTGCATGACGTGTCGTGCCCTTGAGCATATGCATGATGTCATTTTTGACAGTCTTTGCCGTGTTGTACTTTGCGTGGGTACTCACGAAGCGAACCTTCTCCGCCTTGATCTGCCACTCTGCACCTACCTTGGCACACGCCCACTTGATGACGATCGGCTCGCATTGCTCAAGCGTCAGGTAACCCGCACCCTTCATGCCCTGTATGAGCGTAGTGCGTGAGTCAGCGAATGTGTCGAGTACTGCAAAGGCTTTGGTTTCGTTAGCGATAAGTTTTGACATGGTTTTTCTCCTTGATGTCGTTGTTGCCTCAGGGCGAATCCCTATTGGCTGACTCCATTGTGCATACACCCCTTTCCGATAGGGGTTGAGCCACCCCAAAACGATGCAGTCTGAATCGGTTTTGCCCCTATGCGGAGCGTTTTTGGCCATATTCGACCCCCACCCTACCCCCACCAGCCCATATGCGAAGGGGTAGCACGCACATATGGGTACACTGTTCCACACCCGCAAATCAGAATTTTAAAATTCCGCCCACAATTCCTGACCAGAAACACCCCACCCCCCTAAAAATTTTAAAAAATTTCCAAGGATCAATGTCAAACGTTGGACAACACTATATAAAAAAATGCCCCGACCTTGTGAGCCGGGGCAAAAGATGGCAACTGAAACCATCAAGGAGAAGCAATGACTTGCGCCATCACCGAAAAGAAGTGTACACTAACACCAACGAGGCAACAAGTGCGACGCCAGCACTAACCCTACGCAATGCTAGAACATTTGATTTACGGCGAGTTTCATCCAGAGGTGGTCGACGCCACCGCGGAAGTCCTGTCTTTTGAAAAGGCGGATACGGCCACGACCATCGATGCCAAAGTTAAAACGGCGCAGTGGCTCAAAGACTTGGAACTTGATGACGAGGAAATCGAGACCAAGGCGGATGCAGAAGCAGCGCGTAAATCGTTTGCCAGTATCGTGACGGGCCAATCTGTTGCAACAACGCAACAAGCATTGGCAAATGTAAAAGCGCCAGCAGCCGTACAACATCTAGTTGGGATGCTCACTGCCTACGATTGGGCGTTTGTCGAGCAGGCCAAGGAACTGCGGGGATACGCAGTGGCTCAGATCCTAGAAGAAGTCAAACACCCAGACGCACGCATCAGGCTTAAAGCCTTGGACATGCTCGGTAAGGTCACCGAGGTGGCGCTGTTTACTGAACGGGTTGAGGTCAAGAAGACAGAGATGTCTGACGTAGAGCTAGAGATGCGCATCAAAGAGAAGCTCAACAGATTCATGGGCGTAATCGATGTGGTCGACGTTACAGCGGACAAAGATGAAGCCTGAGAACTTCACCACCCTGAGTAAGCTTGAGCTAGAAGCTATGGCCAAAGCTTTGCCGCACTTGTCCAAACAGGAGAAACTGGAGCTTTTTAACGATTTGGACTTACGTGAGTCCCGCGCCAACCTACAGGCGGCTAAAACAAACATGCTGGGGTTTGCCACTGCCGTGTACCCCGGCTTTAAGATTGGCCCGCACCACAGGAAGCTGGCTAAAATTTTTACAGATGTGGTCGAGGGCAGGAAAAAGCGCGTGATTATCAACATCGCACCTCGTATGGGTAAGTCTGAGTTCTCGTCTTACCTGTTCCCTGCGTACTTTTTAGGTAAATATCCTGATAAGAAGATCATCATGGGCACGCACACTGCGGGTCTGTCTGAAGACTATGGCAGGCGCATACGTAACTTGATTGATTCTGATGAGTACAGAGAAGTTTTCCCCCAGACAATGGTGGCAGATGACCAAAAGGCTGCCGGCAAGTGGTCTACAAGCGCTGGCGGTCAGTACTATGCTGCTGGTGTCGGGGGCGCTCTTGCTGGTCGTGGTGCTGATCTGTTCGTTATTGACGATCCTCACTCGGAACAGGACGTAAAGTCTAACTCTAGACTTGCGTTTGATACCGTCTTTCCTTCTCTACCGCATGGTCGTGGTTCCAGACGGGCCCACTGCAGCGTTTGATGCCGGGTGGTGGGATTATCATTGTGATGACCCGTTGGTCGCTCCTAGACCTGACTGGGCGCCTGATTGACTATCAAACCAAGAATCCAGAGGCTGTTCCATGGGAGATTGTGGAGTTGCCGGCCATTTTGAACGAGGACGAAGAAGACGAGAAGTCCCTTTGGCCAGAGCAGTGGTCACTTGAGGCGCTGAAATCCACAAAAGCCAGTATTGACCCAAGGTATTGGAACGCGCAGTACATGCAGCAGCCCACATCTGAGAACTCTGCCATCATTTCACGCAGAATGTGGCGTATTTGGGAGCCAGATGACCCGCCAAGGTGCGAATACATCATCCAGTCTTGGGATACGGCGTTTGAGACCAAGAACACATCCGACTACTCTGCGTGTACAACGTGGGGCATCTTCTACAACGAGGAAGAAAATGACTCCCCCCAGCTTATCCTTCTGGATGCGTTTAAAGATCGCATGGCTTTCCCTGAACTTAAGGTGGTGGCGCTTAAGCAATACAAGGAGTGGGAACCTGATGCGTTCATTGTGGAGAAAAAGGCATCAGGGGGGCCGTTGATTCAGGAACTGCGGGCGTTGGGCATACCTGTGCAGGAGTTCAGCCCGTCACGCGGTAACGACAAGATGGTACGAGTCAACGCGGTTGCGGATTTATTCAGCAGTGGTAAAGTCTGGGCACCCGACACACGCTGGGCACGGGAAGTGATTGAAGAGGTGGCCGCGTTCCCAGTTGGGGAGCACGACGACTACGTGGACACGACAACACAAGCGCTGCTACGCTTTAGGCAAGGCGGCTTTATCAGTTTAGACACCGACGAGAAAGATGACCTTGAGATCTTTCGCCGTAGGAAAACCGAATACTATTGAGGCAGACATGGACTACGAACCGTTTAAAGGCATGTCAGATGCAGAGTACTTGTTTCGCACAGGTCGCGGGTCTACATACGCCCATTTGCCGGGAAGTCAGACCGTTCGTAACCGCAGTGGGGCAAACCACACCGATACCACTGCGGGCATGCAACCAAAATCTACCAAGACGCTGTATATGGATCCCAAAGCGGTGACTGCTGTAGGCTCATGGTTGCAAGACCCGTCAACAGCAACCCGTTTGGTTCCTGAAATTGGTAAAGATGGAAAAGCTACAGGCTACGCTTTAGTACAGGCTACTGAAGACTTCTATCGCCCAGCATCCAAGTACGCGCCTGAAATGAAACTAGAGAAAGGGCAAGCCGTAACACGCGTACCTTTTACGCTAGAACCAAAAGCGGGTATGCACCCTGTAGAAATCTTGGGTAGTTCGGATAGCCCCAAAGGTAGCAAAGCACGCAACGTGCATTTTGGCAACGCTATTACAGAGGTGATCCCTAAAGCGGCAGGTAAGGCCGGTATTGCAGCATCTTTACTTGGCGCGGTAACTGCGGCAAAAGCAGGACAGTATGGCGAAGCCGTAGATAAAGCTACAGACTTGGCCGTGTTACCGTTTGCTGAATCCCGCACATTGAACGAAAATGAATCGGCTGAATTAGCCAAGCGCAGAGCCATGGCGCCGACAATTGACAAAGCCCGTGGCGGAACAATCAAAATGCCTGACGAATATTCTCAAGGCAACTGGAAACTTATTTAAGGAACACACATGGCAACGAACATCGACAAAGCGCTGTACCAACAACCAATGGGCATTGACGCGCTGGGCGAACAAGAGTCCCCCCTTGAGATCGAGATTGTTGATCCCGAAGAAGTCACTATTGGCATAGACGGCATCGAGATCACGCTTACGCCCGGAGAAGATGATGAGGAAGAAGGCTTTGATGACAACTTGGCCGAGTACATAAAAAGTGGCGTTTTGCAGTCGCTGGCTGGTGACTTGGTGTCTGACATTGACAACGACAAGAATGGCCGCAAGGATTGGGAGAAGACGTACGTTGATGGTCTGAAGCTCTTGGGCTTGCAGATTGAGGAAAGAACAGAACCTTGGAACGGCGCATGCGGTGTGTTCCACCCCATGATTACAGAAGCGGTTGTGCGCTTCCAAGCAGAGACAATCACCGAGACGTTCCCAGCCCAAGGGCCTGTACGCAGCAAACTCATTGGCAAAGAAACGCCAGAGATGATAGAAGTTGCGGCTAACGTTAGAGACGACATGAACTACGAGTTGACGGAAGTCATGACGGAGTACCGCGCTGAACACGAGCGCATGCTCTGGTCACTGCCAGCCACAGGCTCAGCGTTTAAGAAGGTCTACTATGATCCCAATTTGGGACGTCAGGTCTCTATGTTTATTCCTGCGGAA